TCCGTCTGACGGTAATGCGAGTCAACCCAGTAGGCCAACTCCAACGAATCAACATCGTACTGCTGGCCTGCCGACAACTTGCGAACTTCGCTCATCTCATCATCTCCCGAGGTTGTGACCCGCGTTCGTCGCGTGTCTGGTGTGATTCTAGCGTTTCGCTGGACGATGTCAAGTGATATTCAGAGAAATTATTGCGGATTGCCGGAAGTCGCTGGCGGGACTGGGGTTAGGTGCTCAGCCGGTTCGTTTCCGTACCATGAACGTGATCGGGCACAACTTAGAATGGGCCAGATTCCAGCATGGGACGGGGGCAGTCTGGCCGTTGCTCCCGTCCCTGTGTCCCTTTTCACGCCGATAGCCTCTAGCGAAGTATTCATCCTTGCCGATGTATCCCATGATGTAAGTGTAGGGCGGATCGCCGACGCCGTTGCCGAGGGGATAATACACCCGGGTGAAAACGTAGTGCGTACACCGCTGATGCCTGCTGCTTTCGGCCACACTAACTTCGTAATGCCTGAGGGGGATGGCTTTCGTCGGCTTGCTCTTCACGTCGATCAACATGCCCTGCCAGATCAGATCATAGTCATACGTGTTCTGATCCAGAGTCAGGGGAATGTGCAGGAATGCCTTGACTGCGTTCTCGCCGATGAAGCCGGGATCATTTCCAACCCCACCGGTGATCGAGTTTTTCAGCCGCCCCATTTCCGCAGCCTTGAGGCGGGCATTCTGCAGGATCTCGGCGGTGTTCACGATCCTCACGCCTGCCATCGTTCACCTATTTGCTGGGGTTGGGGAAATGGTTGACTGTTCTACACTATGCAATGCCGGTTTTCCGGTTCGGCGCACACCATCCCCATTGTGCCATGCCGTAGCCGTTCGTCCGTCTTTCGGTCGTCTGGCTGCGGTACACTGGGCCTGTCTGCGGTAGGTTACTGAGTCCGGCTACAACTTGCGTTGCGGCATGGCCACCGTTGTCAGGGGGGACAGAGCGGTGATGACTGATTCGCCGGTGCCAGTGATTGGGCAGGTGATGAGGCTGCGTGCCAACCTATTCGCGTCGTGCAGCAGATGCCCGTCTAAGCTGACTCGGGCCACGGTAGTTTTACAGCCTAGGTTTCCGCACGACTGACAGTGAATAAAAAAACCACCTGCCCGGGTGAGTCCAGCACCGTAGGCAAGTGGTTGTTGTCGCTCAGTTGTGTGTCGGTCTGGACTCCCGACGGGTGAATTATAATGCGATGGCAACGCTCGTCAACTAGAGTTGCACCGGATCTCCTCCGCACATCTTGGCTGCTGCTGCCGCCTCGCTCCAAGATGACCAAATGCGGATGTCGTTTTTGTCGTCAGTCCAAACCCGCTTGCCGTCGTCCGCTGGCATCCGGGCGATCCATTTCCCGTCTTCGTCTCGTTTGACCGCGTAACCAGATCGCTTCTTCATGCTGTCTCTCCGTCAATCTCTGTGATCCGCCATTCCTTGCGCCGCCGCCGCATTAGATCCAGATACTTCGCATACGCTGTTGTCTTGGTTGGGCTGAACCCAAGCCATCGGCACCAGTAATCGTTCCTCAAGATTGACTTTGCAATCTTGCGCCAACTTGGAGCCTTGCCGAGTGCCTCAATCTTCTTGTCAGCCTCGCACGGAATCTCTTCTGGGTAGCCGCGATCACGCCACCACTTAAGGTAGACGGCGATCTTGTTTTTGTAGTGTTCGCTGGTCTTAGGGGGCATCGACCGCAGCAAGAACATGACGTATGACTTCCATGTGTGCCCGGCCGGACAAGTCACCTCGCGAGTCCCCAGCACATTTCCGCTTTCGTTCCCATACAGAGCCCCCGTGTTTGCTCCAGCGACTCTCTGCACAAGCTTGGCCCACATCTCCGGCTCGATGACTTGATACAACCACAGGCTCTGTCTCTGGGTGTCGCCAAACGGCTCGCAGATCCGCATCTGGTTTATTGTCAGCCCGGCCTGATGCATCCGGTCATAGAGCTGATTGTAGAACGTGCCGCTCTTAGCTGCATAAGTCCAGATGTCATCTGTCTTCCAGTCATAAATCGGATAGACATTCCAGCAGTCATCGACAACGCGAGTTGTAAACGGCTTGCCGTCAACCATGTCTTTTTGACGGGCAACTGTCCTGAATCGATTCAGACTCTCCTGCGTCCGAATCCCAACAAAACATGCCGTCTTTTTGCCTTGCCCGTACCACTGACCAAACAGGGGGACGAACTCCTCAAACATCATGTTTGGTGTGTAGAAATCGAAGAATCGACCATCCTTAATCGATATGTCTTCCTTCTCGCGGACCCATTGTTTTCCTTCCTCCCATGCAATCCATTCCGGCTCGTGCTGGCTACACCCATTCCACGTCTTCATCGGGACGGATACCCAATAAGGATCGATGTGGGATGCATACTCGTCGAACATCCGCCGAGCGTGCCGAATGGTCATTGAGAACTGGCATTCCCAGTCAATGAACAGAACGCCGATCTTTCTGTCACGCTTCATTGCCTCTTGCATGACAAGATGCATCATGGCTGTTGAATCCTTTCCGCTGCTGAATGAGCAGTAGATTCGCTCAAACGTATCGAATGCCCATGCGATCCTGTCGCGGGCTGCATCCAAGACATTCATCCCCAGCATCTTTTTAGGCATCACCCATCCTCATCACTGTAAAGTTGACCGTCTTGCGGACCTCGACAAACCCAGCCTTGCGGAACACGTTGACGCTACCAGCGGTGCACGTTGCCCGAAGGCGATTGCCAAACCGCGATGTCGCAAACGTCAACAGCTTCGACAAGATTCCATTCCTGCGGCACTCCTTCAGGACGTAGCAGTCAGACACAACGCCTTGCCTTATTGAGAGCCAACCAATCATCACGCCATCGGAGAATGCACCTATCCAATGCTTGTCAGTATCGTCGTATGCATGTATCCCAACTTCCTTTGCAATTTGTCGACTGCCAAACACCGGCCCAAACAATCGGTAGAAATCGCTGGAGTCCCTGTCAACCGACCTGATGCAAATATGGCTACTCATTGAACAGCTCCAACTGCGGGTTCCTTCGCGTCCTCCTCCTCCATTCGTCAATCACCTGATCAGCAACAGCGTTGGCCAACACTCTCTGCTGATCAGTCAACACGCCCCAAGCAGACCGCGTAAGATCTTCGGTGGCTCCGGTCGCATAGCAGCAAGCTGCCTGCCCTAGCCACGCTCGGTTGTTTGGATACTCATGGAGATTGGCATCTGAAGCCACCCGCCATTCAATTGTCACTGACCGCATGGCCGCAAGCAATCTGTGTTGATCAGCCAACAGCAAGGCCGCTGCCGCGACCAATTGTCCGCGATGCTCTGGGGACGACTCCCGATACATGCCAGCCTTGTAGTCTTCCCATTCTGTGTATGGACGGACGCTATTCCTCATCGATAATTTCCTCAATTCGGTCAGCTTCCCACGCCTCTGAAAACTCTCGATCAGCAAACATTTCTGCCAGTCCACTAACCTGAGTCAGCCTCAGCACTTCATCAGCATCCATTCCAAGTTCACGGGCAATCTTTTCGTCTGACCATCGGCGACGCTTAAGGTCAACCACAATCTCCGACATGGCATCGACGCGATGCTTTCCACGTGCCCTGTTGTGGCGGATTGTGGCCGCCATTCGATCTCCCTTGTCCTCGCGATCCGACTTGATGACAACGAGCGGAAGATATCCCTTAACCCTCTCTCGCACATCGCCGCACTCCTTGCCAACCCTGTGCCGATGGAATCCATCGACAACCTCATAAACAGACTCTCTGTTCCAAGACACAATTGGCTGTGTATATCCGTCAGCAGTGATCGACAGCCTGAGCAACTCCATTTCTGGGGGAGCCACGCTGTTCGGGTTGTAATCGTTTGCCTGCACGGCAGTATTCTGCACCCATTGAACACAATCGACGGGCTCAGACGAAAACGGGCCGCTTTCATGCATCATTCGCCGGGCCGTGTTCAACACATCAACCTGCTGTTCAATCGGCAGAGTCTTGAGACGGTCGCACCATTGCCGAATCTGGTGAACCATTGCGTCTTGCGGACAGCTTTTGGCAAACAGCACTAGCTGACTCATTCTTCACCACATCAATAAAAAACCCCCGGCCCGGGCGGTGCATCGCCGTGGGCAAGGGGTCGGAAAGGTTGTGTATGCCGGATGCACCCGACGGGGAAATCATAGCGGGGGGGCGGGGGATGTCAACTGA